TGTTTTATTATGAATACATATTTCACTCCATTTTTCCATAATATTTGGTAACAATGGATATAATAATGATAATGATTTATGAGTTAAGATAAAACCAGCACCACCAAAAAAAAACAAATATCTATTACTATTAATGACTCTCCAACCAATATCACCCCCAATCAAATAATTTACATTATAATCAAAATAATTTTTTAGTTCCAACATTTTTGGAATATTCACATAAGTATCTGTTCCGCAACAAAATACAAATTTATATTTAAAATTTTCATGAATATATTTTAACCCCTGGTATTGCTTATATGATGCCGATGAATAATCATCTAATACACCAGGTAGATGAATATAATTATCTCCTATAAAGGAATCTTCATTCGTTTTTTCTCCAAGAAAATATAACAGTTTTACATTGTATTCGCTGATATTACATAATTTTCCCCAGGTATCATTAATGACACGTATTTGTTCATTATATTTTGGAATCGTATCACATCCATATAGACATATAATCAAATCATATTCTTTTTCATACATCTTTGTATGTGTATAAAAATGTATAGTATATTTTATGTAAAATACATTTTTATATTCTTTTTTATAACAATAATAATTTCCAATTTCTAAACTTTTAAATATCCAAACTTAATGTGTTTTTGTCACTTTTTTGACGTCGTTTACTTTTCTTAGGCATAGTTCCTTCACTTTGTAATTCTTTTAAATCACTGATTGAAATCGTGCTATTTTCATTTTGTGAGGAGGTATTTTGTCTTTGTACAGAGACAGGTGCTGGCGCGGATGTTTCCTGTATATTGATGGTCTTGGTTTTTAATCCAGACAATATATCGGAAATATCACTAGGACCTTTCATTTCAGGACGTGATGATCGAGAAGTTTTTTCAGAATCATTTATACCCCCGAAATTTTCACGAATATTAATACCATCGTTGAAATTACTGCGTCCTGCTCCCATATTTAAATCGGGTCTTGACATATATGCGCTATTGTTACCTCCTCGTGACACCGACGGGGGAACGGCATTTGGACCTTGGGTCGCCATAGGTGGTGGTGGTCCTCCTCCTCCACCATTCATAGCCTCAGGATTCATTAAACCATTCATGAATCCAGAAAAGCCGGGACTCGTTTGGCTCATGGAATTTGCTGCGGCAGATTGGAATTGTCTCATTAAATCAGGATTTTGTCGTAAAATATCGTCCATTCCGGGCATAGCGGATTTAAACATAGTATTTGTCATGTGTACCATCATAGCACTGCCACCCAGCTGGAATAATAATTTCAATTCAGGTGCCATAGATGCGCGAGATTTATATTTATCATATAATTCTCCAAAAATCTCATCATAATCGGTTAAGTTTTCATTCACTTGCTCACTCCAACCGTCTAATTTGACATCAAACGGATCAAAACGGTTATTCAAAAATTCAATACCATTAATACAAGCCATCAACATGTTGCCTTGAAATTTAATAGAATTTTGTTTTGTTTTTTCCTCCATAATCATTTCATATTCACCTTGCATTTCGGCAAGAGGCGATTCCATCGTATATTTTTTCGTTAAATTCACGCCCTTAGCCTCCAAATTTTCCAACTTTCTTAAATACTTGAATTTTTCCCTTAATAATTCTTCTTTGGTCATTTGAGGTTCAGCGTGGCCTGGTTTATCGGGATTCATAGGAATATTGTTGAATTTACCATAACCGTCCCAAGTTTGGGCGTCGTGGTGTTGATCCGCAGTTGCCTGACCAATACTTGGTCCAGAACCAGATTCACTGAATCTTACATTTTGTCTTTCACTTGAAAACGATGATGAAGACTCTATTTTTGCGTCAAATAATCCAGATTTAGATTCATATGTGTTTCTACTTGGAGAATCATCATCAACTAAATCATTTAATTCACTTTCCAAGTTTTCTAAATCATCTATGTGAATATCACTCGTTGGTGCTTTAGAACCTTCTTTCATTTTATCATTCATTAATAATTCTAGTCCACCACCAAAGTTACTTGATTTTAATTTCATAGGTGAGTCGTTTAAACTTATTTCTGAAATATCAATGATTTCATTATCCATATCTTATGAATTAATAAGAACATATAATTTTAAGTCTTACGAATAATAAATATATTTATTTTATATAAAAAAATATATTTATTTTTCCACTTTTTCATGATTATTTTTACTAAATCATCATTATTATTTACTAAATAGTAATTCATAAGTGTGTTGCCATCTTTTTATATTTTTTGAATAAATCGTTGAATCCCAAATGATTAAATCATTGTTTTGAAATGAATATTTAATGATATCATTGTTTTCTTGTATTTTTAATTCTCGTATATATGTTCCACTTCCTATATGAAACATTTGTTGCGGTCCACTGTGATTATTCTTTTTCGCAATAATTAATTTTTCTTTTATATTATCTAAAACAGTTCCAAGAATAGGATGGTTTATGATTAGTGAAATAATGTTTGTGTTTCTAACCCTATGATTTTCTTGGGGATGTTCTTCACCTATAAATGTAATATTTTTTTGAATATCTTCTAAATAATGAATCATATTTTTATTTGATATACATTTCAAATCATGATATATTCCGCCATAATAATATAATATGATATATCTACCAATATCTGCGAGTAAAGAAGGATATGCACAATTTAAAGATAAAAATAAACAACATAATTGTTGATCATATTTTTGTAATAATTATACAATTTCATCATATGACCAGTATTTTATAATTTCATTATTTTTATAATGTTGTGCATGTTGTTGTTTTATTTCATTCAACAAAATGCTATCATTTAAATTACCGTGTATATTATTTGGATCTATAAAAATATAATGTCTTAATAATTTGATATTTATACCCATATCCATATCCGTATCCATATCCGTATCCATATCCGTATCCATATCCATATCCATATCCATATCCATATCCATATCAAATATAATATATTTTAATGTTTACATTTTATTCTTAACATACCATAATCCTTGTAAAAAAGAATCCGCTAAATCATCCTTTTTTGTATGTTTTGAAAAAAAGTCTTCCCAACATTTATAATAATGTGTATTGGTAATTATTTCTAAACATTTTTGTATTCCCTTTTTTTTACGATCACTATATTTGATCTTTTCGTCGTTTTTTTCTATATTGGTCTGTTTATCATCCTTTAATTTATTTACAGAAGAAACAAATTCAATACAAATATTATTATTTTTCATGATGAAATATTGGGCAATCATACCCTGTATTGTCTTCATTCGGTTCGCAATTGGACTGATTTGATTTTCAATAATAACCTTGTCTATACTTTGACAATGTTCACCCAGTATCACGTCAAATTTAGATTGAATATTTCTACCGATTGTTACTAAATCTATTTTTGATGCGCTACTACTTTCGACTTGTTCAAAGCATGTATTATGTATATAATCATTTATAAGAGAAATCAAATCATTCTTCTTGATAGGAGTGGTGTATGTTATCTTATATTTTTCCGCTAAATCATATAAATCCTGAATTTTTTTCTTGTTTAAATTTGTTTTCAATTCCCCACTTGGAACTTGATACTCTTGTTTTTTCGAATGTTTCAAACAGTAGCATTTTCCGTTTTTGGTAAATTTTGCGGGCTTATCACATACTTGATTATTTTTATCAGTTTCTTTACATTTCATTTCACATTGTTGTGCTAAATTAATAACATCCCATTTTTCAATAGTATAGTGTTCTTCTTTTTTCACTAAAAGGCAGAATGCTAAATTTTTAATTCCCACATCTATACTCAAGATTTTTGAAGAACCCGGACAAGAATGATTCATATATAACAAGTCTATATCTATTTTTACATAAAAAATATTATATTCTTTTTCTGTTATAATACTTTTTGGTTTTATTCTATTCAGGTACAACAATAGAAGGCGATATGAGTCGCGCTTGTAATTGTTCACGAGTTAAATATGGTGATTTCAAGTCACTATTATTATATCCGTAACCTGGACGAGCATTATCGTAAGTGGATTTATACAATAATGGAACAT